CAATTTTAAAACTATATCCGAACATTTGAAGGATTTGTATAATATAACTTTCACAATGGCAGATAAGTCTGGCAATATACTTGAGTTTAAAAATTTGGATGATTGTACCTTCCTCAAGAATGGTTTTCGTCGTGAAGGTATGATTTATCACGCTATAATGGATGAGAATACTTTACATGAGATGGTTAATTGGATACGAGATAGCGATGATGATTTCGCTGCCTCCGTTGTTAATGCTAATATGGCGCTTATGATGTGGTATCATTATGGTGTTGAACGCTTCAATTTAGAGCGCTCTCGCCTTTTGAGTGCTCTGGTTGATGCAGGCCGGGGATGGGGTAATATTCCTCATTTGTTGACATGGGATTATCTTGATATGTGTTTTGTCACCGACCGAAATCCTATTGCTACGGAGCATGTTCCTTTAGTTGAGGCTAACCAGACTATTATAGAGAATAGTAGTGATTTGGTTGTTAGTAAGACTAAACCCGCCAGTATCTTTGCTTCATTATTTAAAAAGGCAAGTGCTTTACCTGAGTCTGAGGGTTTTCGACATTATGTCCGTGTGGATAATATGAAATGGAAGAAGTTTGATCCTGATATCACATTTGTTTCTTTGAATGACGTTAGAAATTATGGTCAGATTGTTTTCCAACATGTTTGTGTTGATGACCCTGACATTATTAGTGAGAGGTGTGAGTGGTTACGTGTTTGGGATGTTGTTTGTGACCACCTTCAGGCAGATTCAGAGTTTGCATTGTTGCCTTATGCTAATTGTAAGGCTTATTCTATTAATATGGCTTTGACAATGATGCGTTATGCTTTTATGATTGAGGTTGAGGATATTGGTGATGTCTTTCCAGATGATAAGAGCAATAGATATTTTACAGCTTCAGCCGCTCTTGGTGCTATTGGTGCAGCTATTTATGCTGGTTATAAATGTTCTTCATGGATGCGTAACTTTTTGTCGCATCGTGGTATATATCAAGATGATGATAATTTAGTTTATCGTGGTCCACCATTGACCGATGTTGATTTGCCTGTTGCACAGGGTAAAGAAGATGTCAATAATGCGGGCAACACTGCTGGTGAAGTTGGT